ACCAAAAGAAAAACCGGCTGCCTCGAAACAACCGGTTCGGTCCCCTTCACCAGCAGCCTCCCAACTTGCTGGCGTTCCAAATGTAGGCACAGAGTTGCCGTGTCCGCCACCGGACGCAATACCTATTGGCGCTAAAAATAAGCTTCAGACTGCTGTGATTATTGGCTATGAGCGGATTGATGGAGAATGCAAGGCGCAGCTCGACCCGTTGGACATACCAGCGATTCTCGGCAACCACTTACCTGGCACACCTGTTGTGGTCACGACTGCAACGATTGCGGCAGTGGCAACAACAGCGGCAATCTTTGCCAAACCATTAGGAGACATCCTGCTGAAGGTGATCAAGCCTCTTGTCAAAAAGACGATCAAGAAAATTAAGGAGAAGTTGGGGAAAAAGAATCTTGTTGAGTCGGCCTGGCAACGCCGGAAGTTTCAGAGGTCTTTAAAGAAGTAGGGATTGAATGTATGTGGGGCGGCAGAACACCTGGCGGATTGGTCAGGACAACATCAGCGCAGATTGACGCATAGGGGCTCTTGGGGTGAAAGATCACGCCTTCTTTCATTAGGTCGGCGCAGTTTCGCAACCTGGCGATTTCGTAATTCAGGCGTTTGTCAGCCAAGGTCGCTTCCATCAACTCGACTTGCTTTATTGCTGCTTTACGACAAGTGCGGATATGACTGCGATCCAATGGAATTGAGATCTGTGCAGTAATACCGCCATTGACTGAGAAGTTTGTTTTCTGGCCTGTTCTGACTGGTTTATGGAACAAAATGTTGCCTGGGCGGTCTGGTCGGCCATCGGGAACGGGGTTACCCTCTGGATCAAACGCCCCAACTAAATCAAGCGTGTCATAAACCGGCTCGTTGTAATACCGTTCATACGGGTCAGACCAGCCAGTGGTTGAACTAAGAAAAGGGTTAATCGTCAGGGTTGCACCTTGGCAGCTAACGCCATTGATCACGGAGCTAAAAGTGCTGCTCGGGACCACCTGCACGGATTGGTTCGTAACTGAGCCGCTGCTATTCGCAACGGGGGCGGCAGTGCTTGAAACCTGAGCGTTTACCGGACCAGCAAATAACAGCAGGGCTGCTAAGACACGCTTCATTGTGTAAAGGTGCTGGTGGTCTCCGTAAGTGATTCGATGTCAGTCTCTCTATTAATTAGCGTGTGATTTACAAGCCCTGGTGCTGACAAAGTTTCAACAAAGCTGAAAGCAGCGCCTTCGTTGACGATGCTCCAGGTTGGTCTAGATGCAGGATCAAGTCCAGTCCACTTGCTTGAGATACCGTTCAACGTATTGGTGGTGGTCGTCAGGCTTTGTGGAGCAAGACCTGCAGAAGGTTTAATATTCGTGCCGCTAGCTGTGTATTCATAACCCGTACGATATTCGTAGGAGTTTATAACTTCAATAACCTTGGACGTTGTCTTTGTCGTGCTGGATAATGTTCCTTGTTGAAAGTTAGGAACGATTGGTACGGCTGCAGCTGGAGCAGCCAAAAGCAACAGCAGCAAAATTCTCACTTGATAGTTAGCTCCTGAATAACTTGACCAATTGCAGTTGTGCCTGCACCACCAGCAGTAATCGCTAGTGCGCCATCTGTTGCAATCGTTCCAGCCAAAGTGCCAGCCACACCGCCCGAAGTTGTCGTTGTATTTCCGAATGTAGGTAGTGCTGGAACGACGCCTGCAGTAACAGTTGTTGAAAGAGCAGCTGGGGTGTTATCGCCGCCTATAAACGTTTCTGAATATGAAAAGCTGTCACCAGCAGTAGTAATAGTAAACTCGCCAGGAGTGTAACCAAGAGCGGTCCCTGCGCTATAGCTCCCGAACTTAGGCACAGTACCCAAAGTGACGTTAGAGCCAGATACAGATAGTGAAGAGCCGATGCGATTTGCTTGGGACGCTGCTCCATCAACAGTTAGCGAAATTGAAGATTTAATAGCGTGCGTAATGTCTGCCGAAGCAGGACTTATCGCAAAAAATGTTAGGCACGATACAAAAAGAAAACGCCTCATTTTGGCTTGGAGGTAGGGGTTTCTTCCTTAAGTGTAGGCTGCTCTTTCTTCTTTTTATTGTTGCCAACAGCTAGCCCAAAGGACGCTGCCGTGCCACTCAAAATGGAAGCTGGATAGGTTGGGTCTAATGACTGCTTGAAGACGCCAAGGTAGTTAGCGGTCAGGATTGCCATTGCCCAAGCAAGCAGGACAACCTTGATTACATCGCCTAGGCGTGAGTTGTCGCTCTCTTGTTCTTGCTTTGCTTGTTCTTCTGCCATGATGAGTTCACGCTAGAGGTCGAATGGTGGTTGAAATCTGGGCTGCTGTGGCTGGAGCGTCAATAGGCGTGGCAGCTTCTGGTATCAAAGGTGCCAACCGTGATAACCAGCATGGAAGGGATTCGTTGGTGCGTCTCACTTCAGCTGTCGATAATTTAGCGTCAAGAATGGATGTGCTCCATGCCGACCTGCGAGTAAGGGATCAGGAACTATTCGCTCGAATCTCAGACCTAGAGCAGAATGTTGCAAGGCTTGAGGGACATCAAAACCGCGTTTAGACTTTCGGCACACACAGTGCTGTCATGGTTTTACTTCTAAAGCCAATCCTGTTTAGCTTCATCAAATCAAAGGCCGTAAAACAACTGCTACTTGACTGTCTGATCAAGATCAGCGAGCAGACAGACAACCAGCTTGATGACGTGGCTTGCAAGTATGTCCAAGATCTACTCTTCCCTGGAGAGCGCGTTGAAAAGTAAATGTGGCTTTGGGTCGTAATAGTTGTGGGCTTATCACTCCTCCCGTTCTTTCAGTTCTTTAAAAAAGGCGATCCTCACCAGCTAGCTGCGATTGCTGAGCTGGAGAAATCCATTGACCAAGACCTCTTAAGTGATGAGGCTGAATGGTTTGAGATGTGGAAGACAAGCGGCATTCACCAAGAGGTTTATGGCGTTCCGTATTACAACCAAATGGATAGCCTTACCGGTTATGGCTATCGAGAATGCTTTGATGCAGCGGCTGCAATGGTTGTGGCGTTCCACCATGGCATCAGAAGTCAAGATGCTTATCGGCATGTACGCCGAAAGTTTGGTGATACGACAGCAGTCCACGCTCAGGTTTCTGCGTTGAGATCACTTGGCCTGGACGCTGAGTTTCGCAGGGATGCCAGGGTTGAGGACATTGAAATTGAGATCGATGCTGGCAGGCCAATCATGGTTGGCTGGTTGCATAAAGGCGATCTAACCAAAGGCAATCCAGCAGTGTGCGATAGCGAAGGCTGTGGTCATTGGAGCGTAATCATTGGCTACGACAAAGACGATTTCATTGCTATGGATCCAATGGGCAAACCAGATATGGATCATGGCGGCCATGACATTACAAAGTCAGGTGAATTGATCAGGATGTCCCGGCCTGCTTTCTATCAGCGTTGGTCTATCGAAGGAGAAGCCTCGGGCTGGGCTGTATTTGTTGATCGATGAATTGGGGTTATATCAGTGCGTTTTGGACAACAGTCGTGATGAACTGTGTCCAACCCGTGAATTGGCAAGCTTGTTTACCGGTGCATGAGTGGCTAATCCCTGCAGCGCATGATTACATTCGGTTTAAAGAGGGGATTTATGCCTCCGAAAAACGAGCCCTTGAACAGTTTCGACTGGATGGTGGTCAAGCCGAGCCTCAGTGAACAGTTCATCTTGGAGCGCAGTATTAGGGAGATTGAAGACTGCGACAACATCGATGTGTTGTCTCAGCTATGTGTCGCCATGGCAAAAGCTCAGTGGCACCAAGCCCGATTGCTTAAGCAGGCCGTTGGCCATATTGCCTTACTTGATGCCGTGCTTTCTGGCGGAGAGCAGAAGCCCTGAAAGCTTTTTCTAGCGTGGTCAGCTTTGGGTTGGATTCGTGCATAGTCTCCCGTACACGGTTTTGAGCTGCGCTAATAACGTCTTGCGGACGCGTAGTCCAATGGGGCGACACCATAGATCAAGACTTGTTCAAAAAAAGAATAGGCACGGTGGTAAGCCGTGCCTATTGAATCAATTAGAAATCAACTGAGCTGTTGCCTGAGATTTGCTGCAGGTTGATCGAGCCAAAGTCACCGTATTGACCGGTCTGGCCTTTTCCGTTCAGGTAGAAGCCTTCGACTTCAATCTCTTCCTTTTTGGCAAAGTCCCATACCTTGCCAGGTTTGACGCGATCAGATTCGCCAGCCAGTTTTTGCAGGTAAGACGCAAGCTCAAGAATTGATTGCTTGGTCACGAATAAGGACAACTGCTTAGGCTGCTTGCCTTCTGTATCAAAGCGGTTTTCACCAACGGACCATTTGATTTGGTGAGTGAGAGCGGGGACGAAATCAGCCATTAGGTTTTTTGTTGCGAAAGAATTGAGAAATGATCAGGCTCAAAGCCTGGTTTTGGTTGTAGCCCCGAGACTTCATGAAGTGCCGGACCGACATGGCTAGATCAGTGTCCAGCCGAACTTGGAAATGCAAATGACGCCGTTCTTCGTCACGCTTGGCTTGTGCTGTCTTTTCATCGTCAGACATAGTTTTTCAGGTTGGCGTTCATCCAATCTTGATGACGCTTGGCCGTCAAGGCGGGGGCAACCTTTGCGTCAGGCCCGAGATTAAAGTCCCGTCGAAAATCCGTACAAAATCGAGCGAGGTTGTCAGGCGTCAGTTCTTTAACGAGGCCAAGGCATTGTTCGCGATCTTCCTTTGATAGCGGTTGATCCTTGTCGGCAATGCCTTCAATCTTTGCTGCAGGCTTAGCAGCCGGTGCAGATTCTCCACGATGTGGGTTTTCTACTTCTTCCCGTGCCCATAGCTGCCATGCAAGACCAAACTGTGCGGCAGCAGCAGTGCAAAGGCAACGTCGATGGCTGTCTGTTAAATCACGGGCGCTAACCTTTTCGTAAGCAATGGCGTTGTTGCGGTTGTCCATGATTGCCTGGGGAAAGTCAGGCGTTCGTTCATTATTTGGGCCAGTGAAATACCCGAGAACGTAAGCAGTGCCGTTGGGCGCTTTCCATACGTAACTGTTGTCAACGTAGTAAGTCAGATGAAATTGCCAGCCTGGGGCGTGATCATGCAGCAGGTGCATGGTGCGGCACCAATTGACATAATCGGCCTTGTAACTGCCGGTTCCTTTTTGGCTTACGTCATCAGTTGTGATGACATTGCCAAGGTTAGGAAATTGCGGCGATGGTGATGATGGCGGAGGGTTGTTCGTTTCTGGTTGCATAACGTTTTTGAGCATTAAGAGCAATCACCGTTGCATCATCTTCGAAGCAAACGCCCGTGCAACTGTCTAAGATTGCGCGGCTCAGCTTGTCTACGTCTCCGATGCGTGCGGTGCAATGAGAAGGGGCTTTTGGCTTAAGTTCTCCGTTAGTGCGGAAGTGGCCTTTTGGTCTGGCAAATATGAAAGTGACCGAGACCAAAATGGGCTTATCCATCATGGCATACCAGCCATCAGGTAAAGCCTCAAGCGCGGCATATTTAACGTCTTGTCGCCAAGGCTTGCAACGTTTGGAAGCTTCCAAAAGAATGCCTCTGCCGACATGGCGCTTGCTGCCTTGTGGGGCAGGTTTACCAAGGACGGTGAACGTAAAGCTGTTAGGGCATAAAGAATCCAAGAGAAGTAAAACAAGGCTTGGGGCTTACGCTACAGCCGCCCAAAGTTAATGAAGTTGGCCGTAATTGCCGCGTGGTTTTTGTTCGCGTGTTTTGAAGAAACCTTCAAGATCAGGGAATTGATCCATTAAATCCCTAGCAGCAAAAGCCCGGTGATTGTTGTTGACTTTGAGGCCAAGGTCTCCAGTGGAGTAGCGAGTTTCCCACCGGAGAACTTCAAACAATCCACCAATGCCATAGCGATCATGACCGCACTGTTTAAGTTCGCGTGCCATCTCGGCAAGCCGAGGCAGAAGCCAAGGGTTTGCTTGCTTACATTGCTGCCATTGCAAATACAGTTTTTGCGTCATTGGGAATTTTTAATTAGTGTTGTAAAAAGGCATCAACTTTCAGTCAAATTGTGGCAGTGGCCCATAGCTTCAACAACTTTGACATCGGGCGTGTAATCACTGCCCAAGCCTAAAAGCTTGCAATAATCGTTAGAAGCAAAAGGAATTGGCTCAAAAGGGCTGTGCGACCAAGACTCAAAGTCGTTGGGAAACAAGTCGTCAGAGCCTGAAGTTACGTTGCCTTCAAAAGCTACATAGCCTTCACCCCATTCTCCAACAAAGTCTCTCGGGTCAGCCATTTGCATCACTGGTCCCCAGCCCCAATCCTCAAACTTATTATCTTTAGTCTCAAAAGCATCGTACGCTGGGACTAAATCATCATTATCACCTTCTTCTGCCTGTTTATTAAACTCAGCAAAATCTTTAGCAGCAATAAGTATCTCTTCAATAACAACTCTGTAACGAAGAACTGTCACCAAAGACTCTTGATCAGGAAAATAAGAAGCCATCAGTTCAACCCCTTGCAAGCGCGTTGCCAACCTTGCTCGCAATGGGTGATCTGCTGCTGATTGTGAACGCTGGTCAATGTGACCCAAGTTGCGCCAGCAAAAAGCGTGGCAAAAACAATAGAAATCAGGAAGCCTGTTTTTTCAGGCTTGTAGTGGCGGGAACGTGACTTCATAAAGAAAAGGGATGACGTTAGGCTCTCGCCTGAACGAATGGTGGCATACCTGGGTATGCCTGTCAAGTCGGCACTCTGACCTGATCGCCAACCCAGTTCAGGTACGGGCCAATGTTGACCTCAGCCTCTTGCGCGGTGTACCACCTGTAATCACAGCTATTGCAATGGCGGCGGCGCACTGTTTCGTAGGGGCCATCAACTGTTTTCTTGGTCGTCACAACGTGAACTCGAAACGATCCGCACTTAGGGCACTTCATCTTGATTTGACGGCTCAAAAGTCTGGTTGCGTTGCTTGAAATTTGCCCCACGCCTCTCCCCAGGCTTCAAGGCATTCTTCTGGGTCTTGCTTGATCACCTTACATTTTTCAGGGCCGCTCACGACGGTGACACACATGCCAACAGTGATGCTGGGCTGGTTGAGGGTCAGGCAAGACATGTAGGCACCAAGCTGAGCTGTTGCTGGCTTGCGGGCTGCAATTGCTTTTTTGCTGCTGACCGTCTTCAGGTCTCCCAAAATAACCAGTTGTTTGCTGGGCTCCAGCCCTTCTTCTTTCAACCGGATCAAAAAGTCAAAGCTGCCGCCAAGACTTTTATGCCGATCCATCACTCTGTATTCCGTGGCCAAGGTTTCGACGCCTCTCCAGAATGGATCGTCAAGCAAAGGGTCAAGCCACGGCGACCATTTGTCATCAACAATCTGCGGCTCGTCAAGAAGCTGCAGTTCCAGCGCCTTATGGATTGCTGTTCCCCTGGCAGCCCATCCATCAGGGCCATCTTTGTATTTGTCGATCATTGCTCGCTTGAACGGCGTCATATCAACGTCCAGCACGTCCGAAACGTTGTGCGCTAGCCATTCGCCGCGCCATCTATAACGGTGGGAAGGCTCATGAAGCTCAAGCTCTGGGACCGGGTCAAGCATCAAGGGGTTGCGGTGTGTGCCCACTATGGGCATACTTTGGCAGCCAAGCAACCCCAGACCATGTCTGAACTGGAACAAATCACGAACACCAGAGTGCTAATCGACCCCAGAGTTATTTCTGAGATTGACAGGAAAAGGCCCATTGGCGTCACCCGCACTGGCTGGGTGAATTTGCTGCTTCAAAAAGCAATCGCATCAGAGCCGGAGCCCCTAGCCCGTGACTAATCTCGACGCAGAAGAACGCGCTTTTGATCTGTTGCGGTGGGTGCCATATTCGCTCCCGTCTGAATACGACGAAGAAGCAGCGATGTGCGGCAAATACAGCGCCATGCAACGGCAACGCTCAGACGCTGCATTAGATGAATGGCATTTAAAAAACCCTTACGAGTCAAGCGAAGAGCTGACATCTTTTCGCGAGCTAAGACGCCTTGGCGTTTACACCGACGACGATTATTTTTCACCATCATTGGCCTCTGATGCCTTTTACCGAAAAACCCTTAAGCAGCACACCGCCACTTCAGCAAGCGTTAACGGCCCTAGCCCTGCACGCGGAAACATTGATCCAGTCCGAAAGGGAACGGGATTGGATGCCCCTAATGCGAAACAAAGCTTTCGACCTCGCCGTGCACGACGATGCACGCGATCCTGAACTGAAGGCATATCTTGACGCCGCAGAACGTCGGCTTCATAAAGGCACGGTTTACAGAGCAGGCCAACAGCTACAGGCCACTGAATCTGTTTTCTTGCTCGACGGCATGATCAAGCTTGGCGAATCCAACGTAATTATTGGTCAGCCAAAAGTTGGCAAATCATCGTTCTCAACTGGTCTGATTGCTGCCTTGCGCGATCGTGTGCCGCAATTCTTAGGCCGCGGTTTAGCAACGCCAAACGAGAGGATGCCTGTTCTTGTATTTGGAACAGACCAAAGTGAAGGTGACTGGCTACATCTATTGCATCGTGAAAGCTTGGTTGCAGAAGATCAAACCCTGAAAGCTGATTCGGTTGATTTCTTCTGCAGCATGGAAACTGGCGAGCAGTACAACTTCACTAAAGACGGCATTCGTCGGATGCGTGAGGAGATTGAGAAGCACCAATTTCCGCTTGTAATTATTGACTCGTTGAGTTCAATGATGGAGCCAACAGGCATTGAAGAAAATACGTCGCGTTATGCACAACCGATACGAAATGCGATTAGCCAGTTACGCAAAACTGGGGCCACTTTGGTTGTGATTCATCACTCTGTAAAACGTCCAACGACGTGGGATTGGATTACAGAATGCCGAGGCAGCAGCTCGATCAGCTCGGTGTTTAGCTGGGGCGTTTTGATGCGCTGGGTTGCACAAGAGGAAGACGGTCTAGCCCGCATCGACAAGCGCGTGGGATTCGCTGGCAAGGGTCGCGGCGCTAACGAGTCCGGCGGGGTGATGGGCCAGTACATGCCAGAGGGTGGTTGGACTTATCTCGACGGGCTTGAGGAAGCGCAAAAGGTCGAGCGTGCTGGCCAACGCATCATGGAGTTGGGTGGGGTACGCGCATCGATCTTTGATTACCTGACCCTGCGCACAGGATTGAATGCTGATGTTTCTACAGAAGAGCTTGCCACGGAGCTAGACAAGCAGAAGGGTCATGTTTCGCGTGAGCTGAGAGCACTCAAGGCGAAGGGGCTAGCCGAGCCTGTAAGGACAGAAGAAACAGGATCTAGGCCACGAATTTATTGGATGGCGAGCCCTGCAGCCATGGAATGGTCCCTGGGGGGCTCAGAACCAGGATCTAATGGATCTGTTGGATCTTTTCCAATTAAATCCATTAAATCCAATATATCTAACTCCCAGGACGATACAAGCGTACTACCGTCTGAAACAAAAGATCCAAGCTCAAAATCAATAGATCCAAAGACCAAAGTCGAAATCCGCAGGGGTGACGAATGGGCTAGTGGGTTTATCGTTCGCAACGGATTTGACCCCAACAAGATTTCTGTTGAGCGTCTCGGCAATCCAATGGTGACGATCAGCAACCTGCGTTGGGAGCTAGACGTTCGCCTTTGTCAATCTGGCTTGCAAGAGCCTGAACCAACTGAACTATTTGATTTCTGATGCCTGACTGCAACCGCACCTATCCCGTTCGCGTTGATGTGCGCCTCACCGAGGAAGAACGCGACGCCTTGAATGCTGAAGCCTTGCAACGTGGCATCCCGCGCCAGGAGCTGCTGAGGGCTCGCGTATTGAGCGAAGCCAATCAGCCTGCCCCTGTCCCTGAGATCAAGCCTGTGCATTACTCCAATGGCCGGGACGTAATCGACAGGGCCATGGATGCTGTCAATCGCCGTTATGACATTCCCCACGCGCAATTGGAGCCGTTAATCTGCACGGTGATTTGTGCCCTGAATGCAAAGCGTTGACGCCTGCTTGCGGGTATGCCATACTTTGATCAAGCGGGAGGCCGCACCACCAAAAAACAAATGACTGCTTCCGAAATCGCCTTCGTCATCAAGCAAAACCAAGAGATGATTAACTTCTTCTCTGAGCGCAACGCCGCTGGTGACGCTGACAAAGTTCAAGAGCTGCAAGCCGCTAACGAAAACATCAAGATTGCTTCCCTTTTCTCTTGATCACTCTGGCCCTGGAGACAGGGCCTCTCTTTCCCCTTCGCTTTAACACCATGCTTGGCTATCACCACACTTGGCTCAACCTGTTTGAGTCCTTCGAGCGTCATCAGGATGAGCTTCAATCACGCAACAGCTTGTTAGCTCTTGACGCCGTACCAAGCCCTACTTTTTACATTGAGGCATTCTTTGACGGCAACCTCGAATGGACTGAGTACGCCTACAGCGAACGTGAGCTTCAAAACCTTAAAGATGACGCCATCGACTCTGGCTGCACTTTCACTGTTTGCCTAGAGGACGACGACAATGCCTGAATTAAACGACAGTCAACTTGACAACTTATGTTCTGCCATGTGGCACATCGCAAGCTCATTAAAAAGCATAGAGCTAAACCTAGAAGCTCTTAATGGCCATGGCTCTGCGTTAAGCGACATCAGCCTTTCTTTAGAAGCTTTTTCGCCTCCTTTTTCAGAAACGCACCCTAAAGGCAGGTTTGGTCGCTTAGTTGAATTGTTAGAAGAAGCGGAGTACATGAAACGACAAAAACCGTAATTATTCCCGTCGGGGTGCCTGATGCCGTTTAAAGGTTGCGGCTGAAAGCTATAAAACACCTACCCCCGTGGGAAAAGCAGGGCGGGCTTGGTGTCCCGATCAATACCCCGACTTCAAACATGGACGAACACTTCAGAGCACAGCAACATCAGAATGAACTACGCGCCTTCCTTCGTTATGAAGCCAGACTCAGCCTTGCCTATTGCCAAACTGCGTACGCTCGAGCCAGACGGTCAAATCATGATCACGGTGGGCGAAAAACCAATCCAATTCAGGTCGATTGTGAGTAGCCATCACCTCGTTGAGGAAAAGATCATCCGCCTTCAGAGCTATTGGCTAAAAGCCAATCAAAACCAAGAACTCTGAGCTACCATCTCATCGTTCCCCTGTTAACTTCAGGGCATGGCAAAAAAGTCAACCAACACAGAAATAGACAGTCGCATCAATGATGTCTATGACCTATTACTTAAGGCGTACAGTCGTACGCAAATTGTTCGTCACTGTGCGGAAAATTACGGCATCGCTGAACGTCAGGCTGAAAATTACATCGCCCGTGCTCGTAAACTCATGCAACTTGATGCTGAGTTAGAACGGCCTCAATGGCTTGCAGCAGCAGTCGCGAGGCTTGCTGAATACGAGCGCCAAGGCGTTGATTCAAAGCAATTGCAAGTCGCGATTCGTGCTCTTGAAATCCAGGCCAAGCTTCTTCGCTTCGACATGAACTGATGCCATTGCTGACTGGTCTCTGCGAACCGACACGGCTTCTTGCATTTGCTGAGCCACCAGACCAAAAAGCAACCGAAGATATTCTCAATAGAATTAGAGCCGATCTACACCCAGGGCAGCGTCAGTTTGTAGACGATCAAAGCACCGAAATCATTGGCGTCTCCGCTGGCTACGGCGCAGGCAAGACGCGGGCCTTATGTGCCAAAGCTGTATTCATGGCTGCGGCCAATCAAGGCTTTACCGGTTGTGTTATGGAGCCAACCGGGCCTTTAATCCGCGACATCTGGCAAACAGATTTTGAGAACTTCTTGGAGGAGTACGAAGTGCCGTACACCTTCAGAGCATCGCCGCTTCCTGAATACACACTGCACCTAGAAAAAGACACCAAGTTGCTTTGCCGCAGTTTTGAGAATTGGCAAAGAATTATCGGCTCTAATTTTTCGCACATCCTTGCGGATGAGGTTGATGTTGTTTCGCCTGGTATCGCGAACAAAGCGTTCCCCAAAATCCTTGGCCGTCTTCGTGCTGGGAACGTTCGCCAGTTTGCTGCGGTGTCAACGCCTGAAGGCTTCCGCTGGATGTGGAACACGTTTGGCACAGAAGAAGCGCAGCAGCGCCCTGATCGGAAGCTGATTAAAATGCGATCGGTGGATAACCCCCACCTTCCAAAAGACTTCATCGAACGTCTCGAAGCAAACTACGATCCCAGCCTGTTAAAGGCGTATTTGCTTGGAGAATTTACGAACCTGACAACCGGCCAGGTTTATGACCGTTTTGATCGCGTCAAACATGTAGTCACCGATATTCCTGATGTCAGCGACGAGCCTCTTCGCGTCGGCGTTGACTTCAATATCGGGAACATGTCAGCAGTCATCGGTGTTCGTCTTGGGAACAACCTTCTCCTGACTGACGAGGTCAGCGGTGCACATGACACCGACGCAATGGCACAAGAAATACAACGCCGTGCTGATGGACGCCAGGTATACGTCTACCCTGACGCATCTGGCGGAAACAGAAGCACGAATGCCTCACGTACAGACATTCAGATCTTGGAGTCGTACGGCTTTAGTAATCAATCACCAAAGGCAAACCCTCCCGTACGTGATCGGGTGGCTTCTGTTCAAGCTTTGTTGGAAAACGGAAAGGGCGAAGTCAGATTGCAGGTCGCCGCAAATTGCAAACGAACGATTGAATGTTTAGAGCTGCAGAGCTACACCGAAGCCGGTGATCCTGATAAAGATGCGGGGTATGATCACATGAATGACGCTCTTGGTTATCTTGTCTACCGCGATTTCAGCATGATTCATGCTCGCGCTGGCCGAGGCACTGGCATCAGGCTTTACTAAACTGACGGCATCGGGCGGGATTTAACTGTGTATTCAGGCTTTTCTGGTGGTCGCCAACGTGTTGGCAACGTTACTCAGGTGAACGATCCCGCCACGGCTTGGGTGAATCAGGAACCGCACTGGGGATTAATTGAACATTTACTTGGCGGCACATACAAAATCAGAAAAGGCCACCGCAAGTTTTTACCGCAAGAGCCAAGAGAATTAGACGAGTCTTATGACAACAGACTGCAACGGTCTGTTTTAGCGCCTTATTACGTCAGGCTTGAGCGCATGTTGGCTGGCATGTTGACGCGTAAGCCAGTCAGGCTTGACGATGTTTCTGATCAAATCCGCGAACAACTATTTGACGTTGATCTGCAGGGCAATGATTTGCAGACGTGGCTTTACAACACATCGCGCATTTGCATTCGCTACGGGCACGTTGGTGTTTTTGTTGATGCGCCAAAGTCCGGCGACAATGGCCGCCCTTACTGGATCACGTACACGCCAAGGGACATACTTGGCTGGCGCACTGAAATGGCCGATGGCGAACAGAAACTGATGCAGCTTCGTTTGTTTGAAAAGGTGATTGTTCCTGATGGTTTGTACGGCGAGAAGCAAGTCGAGCAAGTACGTGTCTTGACCCCTGGCGCATTTGAGATCTTCCAAAAGGATCAAAAAGGCGATTTTCGTGTTGTTGATGAAGGCACAACAAGCTTGAGCGAGATTCCGTTCAGCGTTGCGTATTCCAACCGCATTGGTGTTTTGGAATCATTCCCACCGTTGGCTGATATTGCTGAGCTAAACCTGCAGCACTATCAAGTGCAATCTGACCTTGGGAATCAATTGCACATCAGCGCAGTGCCGATGCTTGCGTTGTTTGGTTTCCCTGCAGCAGCAGAAGAAATCAGCGCAGGGCCAGGAGAAGCGATCAGCCTTCCGGAAGGAAGTGATGCCCGCTATGTAGAACCACAAGGCAACAGCTACGACGCGCAGTTCCGCAGGCTTGATCAGATCGTTTCGCAGATTAATGATCTTGGCCTTGCTGCTGTGATGGGTGCAAAGCTTGCAGCCGAAACAGCCGAATCGAAACGGATTGATCGCAGCCAAGGTGACAGCACCATGATGGTTGTCGCGCAGCAGATGCAAGACATGATCGACAACTGCTTGCGGTTCCATGCTGATTACCTTC